AAAGTTTTAAAACTTATTCTAAAGTTTTAAAATCATGATTCTGAATTTTGTTCAACCCATTTCTGGTGTTTTTTGGTTTTACGGTGCTGTGACAAGTCACTTCTTCTAACTTCTGAACCACATTCACATTGAACTTTTTCTTTCTTTTTTTCAGTAATCTTATCTTTATTTTTAGCATAATATTCAGCATTTATTTTACGAATCTTATCTTTATTTTTAGCACGATATTCAGTCTTTTGTTCAGCAATTTTATCTTTATTTTTAGCATACCGTTCAGCCTTTTGTTCAGCAATTTTATCTTTATTTTTAGTATACCATTCAGCCATCCATTCAGCAATATGTTCTTTATTTTTATTTTTATATTCAGCCTGACTTTGATTTGGTATTATTTTATTCAGAGTAGCACCCAACTCCTCTAACCAGAATCTTTCACGAGAATGTAAGTCCTTTTTATCAGTAGCACAATATCGTTCAACCTCGACCATATCCCAGTTATTCCAACCACCATATTCACGGATATTTTTGTATACTTTAAAGTGGTATTTATTACCATTTTCATTATTACAGTTATTTTTATGCTCAGACTTTCTCCGTGAAAAGTTAGTAGTACTCCCAACATAAATATCGGTTATCTCAGGGTCTTTACAGCATAGTTTATAAATTGTTGATTTATCGTAGTTTACCATTTCCTTTATTTACCTTTTCATTCCTTTAAATCTTATTTAAATTTTCTTTAATTTTGTTAAACACATTTTATTATAATAAAGATAATTCCTAAAAATATTGTTTTATAATAAAATGAAATACATTAATAGTATTGATACTTTAATTAAGAATTCAGAAAAAGTTTCTCTATCAGATTTGGATATTTTAAAGATAACAGAAAACAAATGTAAAGTTTTTGCCTATCAAGAATTAGAAAATTATAAAACAATTGACCAAGCCCTAGGTGAGCATGGTGCAGCAGTAATTCTTTATCAACATGAGGAAAATTTTGGACATTGGGTAGCGGTATTTAAAGTTAATGAAAATACAATAGAATTTTTTGATCCTTATGGTATTTCTATGGATAGTGAAATTGAATTTAGTCCATATCAAATACGAAGACATGAAGGTACTAAAGTAGCACATTTATCACATCTTATTGAGCAATCTGAATATGATTTAATAGAAAATAAAGTTCCATTACAAAAAAATAAGAAAGATGTTAATACATGCGGGAGATTCAGCGCTTTAAGAATAAGATTTAGAAATATTCCTCTAAAAGAATTTTATAATATGCTAAGAAATACTAAATGTTATGACCCTGATTTTATGGTCAGTGCAATGACTTTATTATTTACTAGTTAAAATTAAAATAATTTTATATTTAGTATTAATAAAATGAATTCAACGCACAATAGAAATCATCGTGATTTACTCAAAACAGCGAATCAAATTTATTCTGGTATGAAGAACCAAAATAGTGATGCCCAAGACAACATCTATTATAATATTATTATAAGAAATGCTGACGAAGAAGAAAAAGAGCTAAAATTCTCAGAAAACCGTACCGTACCAATCCTTGACAAACCTAGTGATTATGAGCTAGCTTGTGTCAGAGCATATATTCCATCCTTTAATATTCCATTGTTATTCTTCCCTGAAACGAATTTCTATGTCAAATTGAAGTATGGTAATACAGAAGTTCAAAAAGATTTGGTTTATATTCCAGTATCTTTTGTTAATGTCTATGAGAGATATAATAAATTACCAGTATATGATTATTCAGAAATTACTGAAAGTCTCAATATTGCTCTTAAAGACGCTAAAACAGATCTAGATGCTTTGGTTCCTGCATTAGCTGGTTTTGATGCTCCGTTTATGACTTATGACGCTCCATCCCAGCTGTTTAGTTTTAATGGTGAGATAGCAGGATATAATACAAAATTAGGAGCAGGGAATTATATTGAAGTTTATTTTTCTTCTAAAGTTTTTGAATTTTATGCTAATCTTCAAGATTACTATGTTTCAGATGATGAGACCCGTATTATTATTCAAGATACATTTGATAATGAAGTAACGTTTAATAGTAAGCCTTATTACAAAATGACACAATCTCAGCCAACATTGGAGCTTTTCGTAGAATTACAAAAAATAATATTTTTGAGTAATTCTATACCTGTAGTGCCTGAACTACAACCTACACAAGATGATGTAACACGTAGGGTATTTTTTGACTTGAATGTTACTGGTGTAGCTGATAAAGCTGTGATTAGTTATTTTCCTCAGGGACCGTTGAGATATTATAGTTTAATTAGTAGTTATCCTCTGACACAGATTGACTGTGAAATAAGATGGGAATCAAAAACAGGGGAAACATTTCCCTTATTTATTAATAAAGATACGACCGCTAGTGTGAAATTACTTTTCCAGAAAAAGATAGCACTTCGTTTAAATCTTGACGAATAATTATATTGTTTAATTATAAAGAATGTCAATAATTGATAGAGATGTTTATGAAAATTATCAATACTACAATATAAATATAGGTGGAGGAGATGGTAATACACCAGCCCAATTCAATACAACAAGAGTAGAGAAAATACTTACTAATCCTTCTGACTATGTTATCAATGTAGATAGTTTTACAATGCCATTATTTAGTGTTCCATTATTTAACTTTGAGCAAGAAGGTGATTATAAAATTATTCTTGATTACAACGGTACTTCTGTGCTAGTATTATTAGAGTATGTTCCAGAAGGGGAAGGTCCTCCTATTGTATCAAAGCAACCTGTCTATAGTTACCAAGCAATGCTCCAATCTTTTAACGAGGCTTTTCAAAAAGCCTTTGACGAATTAAAATTATTAGAACCATCATTACCAGCTACAACAGCACCATTTGTTACGCTAAGAGACAGTTTTTTGTCAATAAATGCAGAAGAAACTTATCTTAGTAATTTACCTAATAGTATACGCATTATATTGAACCGTGAGTTAGCAACTTTCTTTTCTTCGATTAGAAGCTTTTATCTTACAACATCAAGAGTACAATTCTTAATTCAAGATACATACACAAATTCTTTTATCAAAAATGGATTAAAATATTATAAAATGGAAGAACAAACAAATCAAGGACTTTCTAATTGGGGTAAATTAAACAGGATTTTACTAGAAACTGCAAGTATTCCTATTAATAAAGAATTAATAGGTACTCAAAATAATGTTACTATTTCTGTTATTTCTGATTTTATTGTTAATCCTGATAACAACCGACCTCTAGACCTTACTTATACCCCGTTAGGGGCTATACGTATAGCGGATTTGGTTAGTAATTATGAAATGAGACAAATTGATGTAAAAGTAAGATGGTTTAGTGAAGATGGGTTCAGTGAGACGTTAATTCTTCCTCCGGGAAAAAGAGCGAATATTAAATTAAGATTCACTAAAAGAAGAGTTATTGATTTACAAAATATTGTTAATACTGGAGTTAATTTTTAGAAAAAAATTATATAAATTCTTTTAAAAAAAATTATTTTTTTTTTTATTTTTATATTGTTATAATATAAAAATAAACTATGGCAACATTAACATGTGTAAAATATCCTAGAGCTGATATTCGCCCTGATCAAGCAAAGACGCATATTATCAGACAAGGCGGTTCTAGAGTTAATAATCAAATTTTCGTCTCAAATTCTTGGGGAAGCCCGGGAGCCCCTCTTGTCCAGGCAAGCTGGTCCATTAGCCCGCCCTCCACGCAAACGATCGTTGATAGAAATATCAGAGTAAAAACTTACCTTGAAGTCACTGTAGATCAACCTCTACAAATCGGGGTAAGTGATGCGTTACGTCAGTTTCCTATTGCGGCAATTACAGATGTGGTAACATGCCAAGTCAACGGGGAGTCGATTTCTCAAAATACTGCAGATGTTATGGCAGCTATGCATTGCTATGAAAATAATCACCATGATAGAAGCGGTGCTGTTAGCACGTCTCCCGCTATGCCTGACCAATATCAGGAATATTCTGACTGGCAGATTTATGGCTCTGCTAGAAATCCTCTAGCATCATACGGAGAAAATAGTGCTGAAATGTCTAGAGGTGGTTTTCCTATTGTATTAGCTCCTGATAAACTTTCTTTTCGTTGTGAGTTAGTTGAACCTCTATTCCTTTCTCCATTCCTATCTGGTCAAGAACAAGATGAAGGTATGGTAAACGTTAATCAAATTAATCTCTCTTTAAGATGGGTACAGTTAACAAACCGTGTGTTATCTCATGCTTCTTCCGGTAACCCTATTACTATTGTAAACGCTTCATTCTATCAAGCTCCTGAAATTCTCATGAACTATATCACCCCATTAATGACTCAAGCTCTTCCTACTGTACAAACGATTAGTTATTCTAAATTACAACAATACATTAAACCTGTGTCAGCTTGGGCTGCAGGAAATACTCAAACTTTAATTTCTGATTCTATTAAATTATCTCTTATTCCTCATCGTATGTATGTCTTCGTACGTCATGCTCGTTCTTCATCTGATTACCAAGAAGCTGATAGTTTTGCTAACATCTCTCGTATGAGTGTACTGTGGAACAATCAGTCTGGACTACTTTCTACTGCATCTGAACAAGAACTCTTTGATATCTCATCTCGCAATGGTTGCAATCTTTCTTATCCTCAATGGAATAAGTACAGAGGTTCAGTGATGGCAGTTGAGTTCGGAAAAGACATCGGTCTAGAACCCAACGAGGCATCAGGTTGTTCAGGTCAGTTTACTATCCAGGTACAAATTACTGCTACTAATCTTTCTGAGACTGGTGATTACGAATTTTTCATGGTAATGGACCAACCTGGTACCTTCTCAGTATTTGAGAACGGAGCTAGAGCTTCAATCGGTAACTTTTCTGAGTCAATGGTTCTAGCCGCTTCTCAAGGTGATATGCGTGAGTCTCATGCTGTATATTCCGCTTTACATGGTTCAGGTCTTAACGGCAAATTCCTACGTGGCTTTAAAAACTTTATTCACAGATTTTCTTCTGGATTATCAGATGTTGCAAAAATGGCTGGTCCTGTTGTTTCAGCCATTGCCCCTGAACTTTCTGGTGTATTAAATATGGTGCAGGATACTGCAGGTAAAGTAAGTGATGTGTCGGGTTCAGGAAGAGTAACAGGTGGAAGATTATCAAGATCTCGTATGCGTCGTTAAATAACTACAAAAATATTGTTTCTAAAATTAAATGTATTTCTTTGAAATAAAATAATTCTCAAACTTTTACAATTTTTTGTTAAAAATTTTTATTATATCTACTATAATAAAATAACAAATGTCATTGAATCATATTTGCGAAGGCGGTCTCGCCGATGTAGACCTTGATGTCAAATCTTTAAAAATTAAAGGTGAGCCAGTAGGACTCAAATCTGTATCTCTAAGTGAAGCAACTTATACCAATCTCGATTTAAGTGGTGTAGGCAACGTTTTTCTTGCTTCTGGTCCTAATACAACAATTAGTGGTATTACAGGTTGTGTAGATGGTCAAACTGTTGTTTTTATGACGTGTAAGCAAGCGTCTTCTATCACATTTCAAAGTTTCGGCACGATTCAAACGTCAACTGGCAGTGATATTGTGCTATCAGGGGTTGGTGAATGTGCTCAAGGAGTGTGGTCGGACGCCTTATCATACATGACAATTACTAAAACTTCTTAATCATTTTAATATTTTTTTTTATTATATCTCTTATAATAAAAAATGAAACAACCGATTTTAAAGCTAATGAAAAAAATACAAAAGAAGCGTCCGGAGATAACAGAATCATCTCTTCATACTTATTTAACAAGTTTGAGAATGCTATACACTCAATATGTTGATGGTGATGAAGAAAAATTAAAGAAGCCATTATCTACAAAATTTTTACATGATTTTAATGGTATAAAGAAACTTCTAGATACCTGCAAAACTAAGAACACTTGTAAGAATAGGCTCACTGCTATTCTAGTTGGTCTTGATGCTGAGAAGAAGCGTCGTGACCAAAATCTTATAGACAAATACCAAGCTCTATTGAAAGATGTGATGGTAGATGTTAATGCTCAAATAGAGAGTCAAGAAATGAATAGAAAACAATCAAAGAATTGGCTTGAATTCGACGACGTAAAAAGCGTTACAAATAAGTTATTAGAAAAAATTAACGAAAAGAATTTATGGAAAAAAGAAAAACTTTCCAAATCTGAGTATGGTCTTATACAAAAGTATGTCCTATTGAGATGGTATCTCGCCTATCCTATCAGGAATAATGTAGCTGACACTGCTGTAATATCTCAATCAGAATATGACAGTCTTGCTAATACGACGAAAGATAATAATAACTACCTTATAAGAGAAGATGGAAAATACATTTTCAAGCTAAATAAGTATAAGAACGTTAAGCGACTCGGGAAAAAAAGTTATGATATTAACCCACAAATTACTAAACTTCTTAACAAATGGTTTAAGATAAATAAATCAGGCTTTATGTTTACTTTGACTGATGGTAGAACACCTCTGAGCGCCAACGGCGTTACCAAAGTCCTTCAATCTATTTTTACAGAATTTGCTGATGGTAAGAAGATATCTACGTCAATGCTACGCCATATTCAAATCAGTGATGACCTGAAAGATGAGCCTACAATTGCGGAACAAAAAGCTAAAGCTAAAAGAATT